CGAGAAGGGCTTCACGGCGCGCGAGCAGATGTCGCTGATCATGCCGGCGGCGCAGCTCGCCGAGGGCGGCGCGATGGAGATCGCGACGGCCGCCGAGGCGATGAGCGCGGCGGTGCGCGTGTTCGGACAGGACGCGGCGGCGGCGGCGGACGACGCGGACATGATGCTCGCGTCGCAGCAGACGTCGGCCCTGCAGGCGCGCGACATGGTGCAGGCGTTCGCCGGCGTCTCTCGAGGCGCATCGCTCACGAAGCAGTCGCTCTCCGAGATGCTGATCGCGATGGGGTTCGTGCGCGACACGGGCGCCGACGTGAGCGTGTCGGCGCAGTCGGTGAGCTCGGCGCTCGTCTTCATGGCGAGCCGCGCCGACAAATTCAAGGCGCTCGGCGTCAGCGTCACCGACGCGCACGGGAACTTCCGCCCGTTCCTAGACATCGTGCGCGAGACGAGCGTCGCGCTGCAGGACAAGTTCCCCGACGCGGCGGACCGGACCGCGAACGCGCTCGAGCTCTTCTCCCGGTTCGGCCTGCAGGCGTACGCCGCGGTGAACGCGAACCTCGAGCGCGGCATCCACACGACGACGGGCGAGGTGCTGCACGGCGCGGCCGCGATCGACTACCTGCGCTCGCGGTTCCAGGCGGCGGCGCACGACAACGCGGCGGAGGAGTTCCAGCAGCGGCTCCTCTCGACGTTCGCGGGGCAGCAGCGGCTCCTGCGCGGCTCGATCCACACGCTCGGCATCATCGTCGGCGAGGGCTTCACGGCGGCGCTCAAGCCGTACGTGTCGGGGGTCGTCGCGTTCGTGAACCGCCTGATCGGCTTCTTCCAGCAGATGCCCGCCGGCATGCGCACCGCGATCGCGCACGCGGTGATGCTCGCCGGCGCCGCGATGACGGTCGCCGGCGCGTTCGTCGGCGCCGCCGCCGCGATCGCGCTCGTGGCGCCGCTCCTGAAGGCGATGGTCGTCGCTGCCGGCGGGCTCGTCGTCGCGCTCGCGCCGTTCGTCGCGCTGCTCGCCGTCGCGGCGGGCGCGGTGGCCGGGTTCCGTCACGCGGCGGAGCGCGACGTCGGCGGCATCGGCGCTCGGTTCACCACGTTCGTCGGGCAGGTGCGCCTCGGGATGGGCGCGCTCGTCGAGCTCTTCACGCAGGGCGGGTTCTCCGCGGCGGTGCGCGACGAGCTCGACGAGGGGCACGTCGGGCTGCGGCGCTTCGTGATCAACGTGTACGCGATCGGCTTCCGCGTGGTGCAGTTCTTCCGCGGCGTGTGGATCGGGTTCCAGGCGGCGATCGAGGGGATGGGCCCGACGTTCTCGCGGCTCGGCGACGCGTTCGGCCGGTTCGGGCGCGCGCTCGGCTTCGTGAGCTCGACGACGTCGCGCGCGGCGGGGACCTCGTCCGGCGAGTGGGCGGCAGCCGGGACGCGCATCGGGGTCACGCTGAGCGGCATCGTCGAGGGGCTCGCGAACGCGATCACGCTGACCGTCGACTTCGCGACGGGCGTCATCGACGCGGCGCGGAGCGCGCGCAAGGCCTTCGAGAGCGCGGGCGCCGGGATCGGCGACTCCCTGTCGTTCGCCGGCGGCGAGATCGAGAAGCTGCTCGTGTCGCTCGGCGTGCTCGACGCGAGCATGGACTCGCAGGAGACGGGGTGGCGGAAGTTCGGGCGCGTCGTCGGCACCGTCGTCGGGTCGCTCGCGATCGGCGTGGGCATGGCGTTCGCCGGGATGAACGCGGTGATCGGGTTCACGGCGCGGTTCGTCGACCGCCTCGTCGACTCGTTCAAGGCGCTCTACAACATCGCGATCGTGGTGTGGCGCATCGCGTCCGGGATCCTCGGGAAGGGGGAGATCGGGGACAGCCGCGAGGCGCGCGCGCAGCGAGAGAACGACTCGTTCTCGCAGCTCGGGTCGCTCATCTTCGGCGCGGGCCCGCAGGCGACGGTCGAGGAGCAGCAGGCGGCGCGAGCCGGGACCGACATCACGGGCGCGGTCGCGCAGCTGTTCGGCGGCCGGAGCATGATGGGGCAGGGCGCGCTGCCGGCCGCGACGGCGCAGGCGGCGCAGACGCAGCAGACGTCGGTGCAGCGCGACGCGCTCGACCGCGTGGCGAACCTGCTCGCCGACCAGCGCAAGCACGCGCCGGAGGTGACGCTCGTGCTCGACGGCGAGAAGCTCGCGGCGAGCGTCATCAAGAACACGCGCCGCATCGCGGCGGCCGACCACTCCGACGTCGCGAGCGAGGAGTGACGCCGTGAGCGAGGCGGCGACGGCGGACCCGACGCGGATGCACCTCGTGAACCTCGCGACCGGCGAGGACCAGGAGGCGCAGTTCAACCCCGAGGAGCTCGAGCAGGCCCTCGACGTGAACTACGCGGAGCCGGAGGTCGTCGGGCTGTCGCACCAGCCGATGCAGTACGTGAGCACGAAGAACCTCGAGACGAAGCTGACGCTCTACTGCACGGCGCAGTCCGACCGCGAGCGCGACGTCATCGACTCGTTCCGCGCGTTCATCCTCGAGCTCTGCTACGCGCCGGCGGGCGGCTCGTCGATCGTCGAGGGGTCGCCGGCGCGCGTGCTCTTCGTGTGGCCGCGCCTCGCGACGCTGACGTGCAGGGTCACGTCGGTGCGGTTCAAGTACGCGACGTTCGCGAAGGACGGCGGCGCGCTGCGCTACACGGCGGAGGTCACGCTCAAGGAGGCGCGCGACGCGCGGCTCACGGCCGAGCAGGCGCGCATGTTCGGGATGCAGCGCGGCGGCGAGGCCCCGCGCGGCTGACCCCCGGCGTCCCGACGTCGGGACGCGTGCGCTCTGCTACCCTCTCGGCGTGCCTCCGCGACGGTTCAGCCGGTTCACGTTCGCGACCGCGGTGCGCGGCGACGACGGGCTGCTCATGCTCTACGGGGGCGACCCGTTCCGGTACGTCGAGCTCGCCGACAACGTGCGCCACGTGGTGCGCGACGGCGACACGCTCTTCGCGCTCGCGGGCCGGTACTTCCGCGGGCTGCCGCGGCCGGCCGGGCTCTGGTGGGTGATCGCCGACTTCCAGCCCGAGCCGATCCACGACCCGACGCTGCGCCTCGCGGCCGGACGCGTGCTCTTCGTGCCGAGCCTGCGCACGGTGAACGAGCTCGTCTTCTCCGAGGCGCGCCGGCGTTCTGCGGGCTGAGGTCGCGATGGCCGACGTCTCCGCCCCGACCATCCACATCCGGTGCCTGCCCGACGGCGAGGGTGGCGCCGCGAGCCGCGTCGAGGATCTGCGCGACGTGCTCACCGAGTTCGTCTTCGAGGACAAGGAGCGCGGCGCCGACAAGATGTCCCTGACGCTCGACAACTTCGAGCTCCTCCTCACCGACGACCCGGCGTTCAAGCGCGGCATGCTGCTCGAGGTCTCGTGGGGCTACCCGGGCAGGATGGCGCCCACGCGGCAGATGGTCGTCACGGGGATCACCGGCGCGCAGGTGCTCAAGGTGGAGGCCCGCGACAAGTCGATCCTCATGGGGAAGGTGCGACGCACGCGCGCCTTCGAGCGCATGCGCCGCTCCGACATCGTCCGGCAGGTCGCGGCCGAGAACGGCTTCTCTGACCCGACGACAGTCGACGTCGACGACACCGACACCGTGTACGACTCGGTGCACCAGGCGCACCTGAGCGACGCGGCGTTCCTCACGCGCCTCGCGCACCTCGAGGGCTTCGAGTGGTACGTGGACTGGGACGGCTTCCACTGGCACGCGCGGCGGCTCGCGGCGCGCCCGGTCCGCGAGCTCGAGTTCTACACGGCGCCGCGCGTCGGCGAGGTCATCACGTTCGGCGTCGACAACGACATCACGGCGCGGCCGGCGCGCACGCGCGTGCAGGGGCGCGACCTCCTGAACCGCCGCGACGTCGACGAGACGGCGGACGACGCGAGCGACGCGTCGACGACGCGCCTCGCGCCCGTCGTCGAGCTCATCGACCCGGAGACGCGCCGCGCGACCGCGGTCGACCAGCGCGCCGCGAGCGAGGAGGTGCGGCCGACCAGCGCGCAGGACGACGCGAGCGCGCAGGCGGAGGCGCGCGGCCGCAACCGGCGCGTGCGGCTCACCGCGATCAAGATGAAGGTCGAGATGGTCGGCGACCCGCTCATGTTCGCGAAGACGTCGGTGCGCATGAGCGGCGTCGGGACGCGGCTCGGCGTGCTCTACTGGGTGAAGGTGGCGCGCCACACGATCAACGCGTCGGGCTACAGGGTGTCGCTCGAGCAGGCGAGCGACGGCTCGGGCGGGCACGAGCGCGCGTCGCGCGTCGCGCGCGGCCTGGAGCTCGTCGAGAACCCGACGACCGCCGCGCACGTGAACGCGCAGACGCCGCCCGAGCACGCGGAGGGCGAGGCCGCGACGCAGCTCGAGCCCGTCGAGACGATCGACCCGGAGACGCGCCGCGCGACGACGACGTACCGGACGGTGCGCGCGAGGGAGGGCTGAGGCGGTGGGGACGGAGCACGACCCGGACAGGCCGGACCCGCCGCACCTCGGGACGTACGGCGGCGTCGTCACCGACAACGCGGACCCGCTGAAGCTCGGGCGCATCCGCGCGCGCGTGCCAGGCAAGTGCGAGCCGCAGAGCGGGTGGGCGTTCCCGAAGACGGTCGGCGGCGGCAGCCGGAAGCGCGGCGTCTACCACGTGCCCCCGGTGGGCGCCGACGTGCAGGTCACCTTCCATCACGGCGACGTCGACGTGCCGCTCTACGAGTGCGGGCAGTGGGGGCGCGGAGACTCCGTCACGCCGATCGCCGGCGACGACGTGTCGCCCGAGGACGCGCCCAGCATCGTGTGCTGGGAGACCGAGAAGCACCTCCTCGTCTTCGACGCGCGCGCCGGCAAGTCGTCGTTCCACCTCTACGACAAGGAGACGGGCGACGGGGTCCTCTACGACGGCGTGACGCGTCAGCTCGAGGTGCACGGGACCGTCGGCGTCAGCATCCGGAGCGAGGGCGTCATCGACATCCGCGGCCTGACCGTGACGATCAACGGGCGGCCCGTGACGCCGGGCGGGGGCCCGATCTGATGCCGACCGTCGTCATCCCCGCGCCGCCGGCGCCGTCGAGCTCGAGCCCGGCGCTCGTCGTGCGCGGGCCTGGCGGCGCGCGGATCCTCGGGGTCGCGCAGTCGATCAGCGCGGACGCGCTCGGGCAGGCGCGCGCCATCCTCGGCGCTGCGAACGCGGGGCTCGCGCCGCTCGGCCCCATCTTCTCGATCATCGACGCGATCCTCGCGGTGAAGCACTTCGCGGACGCGGTGCCCGGCGTGCTGACGAACCCGGGCGCGGTGACGGACGCGATCGGGCAGCTCGGCGAGAAGGTCGGGCGGCTGCTCTCGCTCATTCCTCAGCTCGCGGTGCCGATCCTCGTCGTCGACGTGATCGACGTCGTCGTCGCGACGCTCGACGGGCTCGCCGGCGAGCTCGCGAACATCGCCGCGCAGGAGGAGAGGATCGCGACGGCGCGCGGGCTCTCGCTCACGCTGCCGTCAGCGGCGCAGACGGCGCTGAGCGCGGTGGCCGACGCGGCGGACGCGCAGGTCACGGTGCGGCGCGCCGACATCGCGTCCGCGCTCGGGCACGTGGGGCCGCTCCTCGAGATCATCGCGGCGTTCTGCCAGATCGTCGGGCTGCCGGCGCCGGCGGTGAGCGTCGACGCGGGCGGCTCGACGGCGGCGGCGGCCGCGTCGATGCACGCGGCGGCGGCGCAGCTGCACGCGCTCCGGGCGACGATCCCCGTCTGACGGTAGGATGCGGCGATGCCGACGGAGTACTTCTGGCCGCTCGACGCCGACCCGGGGCCGCTCCCCGAGGAGCCCGACGTCGTGGTCGACGCGGCGACGTCCCTCTCGGCTGCACGACCCGCGGCGGACGCTGGGATCCTCTTCCCGCTGAAGAGGTCCGCGGCCGACTACCAGTCGGCGCAGGGCGCCGCCCTCGTCGAGGCCGACCTGCGGTTCCTCCTCGGCACGCGCTGCGACAAGAACAACGGCGAGACGCAGGGCGAGCTGCCCTGGGAGACCGAGTTCGGCTCCCTGCTCCCCACGGCGCGGCACCGGAACAACGACGCGGTGCTCGGCGAGCTCGTGCGGCAGTGGACGGCCGACGCGGTCGCGCGATGGATGCCCGACGTCCGCGTGCGCCGCGTGACGATCGACCGGGCCACGTCGGACACGGGCGAGCGGCTCGTCGCGCGCATCGCGTGGGAGGTCGTCTCGGGCGGCCGCGCGATCGCGGCGGACGTCGCGTCCGTCCCCCTGACCGCGACGACCGCGCGGTGAGGGTGCTAGTCTCGCGACGTGCCGCTCCTCGGGCCGTCGACCGACTTCGCCTCCGCGCCGGCGCTGCCCGCGCCGAGCGCCCGTACGGGGCGCCCGCGGCTCGTGGACATCAACACCAAAGCGTTCCGGACCCTCGACGTCGCGGCCGCGTACTGGCTCGGCTTCATCTTCGCGGACGGGCACGTGTCGGCGCAGACCGGTCGGTGGGAGCTCGTCGTCCACCTCGCCGAAGTCGACCGGCGGCACATCGAGGAACTGCGCGAGCTCGTCGGCGGGACGATCGGACGGACGTCGACCGGCTCCCGGCTCCGCGTGTGTTCGCGTGCCCTCGTCGAGGATCTTGTGTCGCTCGGCGTCTACCCGCGGAAGTCGACGCGATGCGGACGACCCCCCGTCCTCGACGGCGAGCCGCGACGTGCGTTCCTGCGCGGCCTCTTCGACGGCGACGGGTGCCTGCACCTCGCGAAGGGCCGGCACCCGATGGCTGCGTTCTGCGGTCGCCCGGAGATCGTCGACTGGTTCGTGCGCGAGGTGTCGGTCTCGCCGGTCAGCTTCCGGGATCGCGGAGTGACGCGCTACGCGCAGTGGTCGTCGAGCACCGCTGCTCGCGCCCTCGCGACGTTCCTCTACGGCGGACCTGGTCCGCGGCTCGCGCGCAAGGCGGCTCTCGCGGAGGCGTTCTGATGCCTCTCCTCGGCCCCAGCACAGACTATACTGATAAAGACTTCGACGCCCTCGTCGCGCGTATCAGGAGTCTGATCCAGACGGCGTTCCCGGAGTGGACGTCGCAGCGCGTCGCGAACTTCGGTAACACCCTCGTCTACGGGTTCGGGTTCGTGGGCGACGTGCTCACCAAGTACCAGGACAACCAGGCGGCCGAGGCGTTCTGGGGGCGCGCCACGCAGCGACGGAACCTGATCGCGCTCGGCAAGCTGATCACGTTCGCGCCGCGCGGGAACACGGCGTCGATCGTCGAGGTGGGGCTCACGCTCGCGTCGCCGACCGCCGGCGACACGGTGGTCCCCGCGGGCGCCATCGTACGCACCGAGTCGCCGACGTCGCCGGTGCGGTTCCGGCTGCTCGCCGACGCGCCCGCGATCGCGGCGAGCACCACGGGACCGGTGCTCGTCGAGGCGGAGAACAGCGAGACGCGCGAGGAGCTCTTCACGTCGACGGGGCTGCCGAACCAGTCGGTGCAGCTCTCGGGGACGCCGTTCCTCGACGGCACGCTCGAGCTCTCGGCGGCGAACGGCGACTACGAGGTCGTCGAGGACCTGCTCGACTCGGGCCCGACGGACCGGCACGTGACGGTCAGCGTCGACCAGAACGACCGCGCGACGCTGCGGTTCGGGAACGGGACGGCGGGGCAGATCCCGACGGGCACCATCACGGCGACGTACAGCGTCGGCGGCGGCTCGGCCGGCATGGTCGACGCGGGCAAGGTGACGCGCATCGAGGGCTCGTTCGTCGACGAGCTTGGTAACTCGGTGCGGGTCCTGGTTACCAACCCGGCGCGCTCGAGCGTCGCGCTCGACCGCATGACCGTCGAGGAGATGCGCCTCGCCGGGCCGAAGTCCCTGCGCGTGCTGACGCGCACCGTCGCGCGCGAGGACTACGAGATCAACGCGCTCCGGGTGCCCGGCGTCGCGCGCGCGCTGCAGCTCACGAGCGACCAGGACCCGTCGATCCCGGAGAACAGCGGGATCCTCTTCGTCGTGCCCGTGGGCGGCGGCGCGCCGTCGACGGGGCTCAAGGACGCGGTGCTCGAGATGGTGACGATGACGTACCCGCGCACCGTCACCTTCCGCGAGCTCGTGCAGGACCCGTCGTACCTCACCGTGAACGTGTCGACGCGGGTCTACTTCGCGCGCGGAGCGACGAAGGCCACCGTCGCGGCCGACATCCGCGCGCGGCTCGCCCGAGCGTTCGCGATCCAGCCGGCGCCCGAGGACGCGGAGCTCGCCGTCGGGATCGACTTCGGGTACTACCTGCGCGAGGCGGACGACACGACGGCGAGCATCGCGTGGAGCGACGTCGAGAACGTGGTGCGCGACACGACGGGCGTGCGCAAGGTCGACGCCGGCGCGAACGGGTTGCTCCTCAACGGCATCCGCGCCGACGTCCCGATCGCGCTCCGGCAGTTCCCCGAGCTCGGGACGATCGAGATCGTCGACGCCGACACGGAGCTCTCGCTGTGAGCGGCCCCGGCTGGCCGCTCCTCTGGCCGGTGACGTGGCCGACGGGCCCGTCGCTGCCGCCGCTCGACAACCCGGGCTACGAGATCGCCGGCGTCAACCCGGGCGACGCCGACTCGTGGAACTTCTCGACGAACCTCACGGCGGAGCGGCTCGCGCTCTTCGGCGCCGCGTCGCCGCCCGACGAGTGGGAGGGCTTCGAGGCCGGGTGGACGAACGACACGTACCTCTTCGAGTTCGACCCGCTGACCGACCTCGCGTCGGCGCTCTTCGACGACACCGTCGGCGAGGGCGAGTCCTTCGAGGACTTCGAGGAGGGATGGTCGAGCAACGAGACGTACGCCTTCGAGATCGGCTCCGTCGACCCGGCGGTGTTCGCGTCGACCGACGAGTTCGAGTCCTTCGAGTCCGGGTGGGACAACGACGTCTACGACCTCGCGATGGGCTCGACGACGGCGGCGCTCTTCGACTCGGCGCCCGAGGACGTCGAGGACCTCGAGGAGGGCTGGGCCAACGACGCCTACGACTTCACGATGGGCGCGGCGACCGCGGCCGCGTTCGACGGCGCGAGCCCGGAGAACTTCGAGGACTTCGAGGAGACGTACACGAAGCAGCAGGTCGCGGCAGATCCGGGCACCGACAAGCTGACGCTGACCGCGCACGGGTTCCTGAACGGGCAGCGTGTGACCTTCGAGCTCGTCGGCGCCGGCGCGATGCCCGGTGGGCTGAACCCGACGTACCTCTACTTCGTGGTCAACAAGACGGCGAACGACTTCCAGGTCGCGCTCGTCTCGGGCGGCGCGGCCGTCGACCTCACCGACACGGGCAGCGGCTCGACTTTCGTCGCGCGAGACCCGACGCTCTACTGGAACATCGACCCCTAGCGGGTGGCGTCCCGACGTCGGGACGCGGTGGAAGGAACGACGATGGCCTCGACGGACTGGAACGTGTGCGACGACTCCCTCGGCACGGGCAGCGTGAAGCGCGGCGCGACGGCCGGGTTCGCGCCGCCCCCGGGCGGCGGCTCCTTCATCTACGGGTTCGCGAGCAAGGACACGAGCGTCGGCGCCGTGGGGCTCTTCGTGAACCTGACCAACTTCGCCCCGAGCGCGAAGGGCGCGAAGGTCACCGGCGCGCTCAAGCGCGCGACGTCGGGCGGGCCGACGGGCTTCTCGGTGTTCCTCTTCTCGTGCCTGCAGGGCCCGAGCGTCGACGACCAAGGCTACATGCTCGGGCTCGAGGACGAGGACCCGTCGCGCATCGTGCTCCGCAAGGGCGCGCTCTCCGGCGGCCTGCCGGACGTCGCGCCGGGCGGCTCGGGCGTGCTGCGTCGCAGCAACGCGACCTTCGCGCTCGACACGTGGAAGCACCTGCGGCTCGACGTGATCGCCGAGCTCAACGGCGACGTGCGCCTGCAGGTGTTCGTGAACGACCTGTCGCTCCACAACCTCGGGACCGCGCCGACGTGGGCGGCGATCCCCGGCATGGACGAGTTCGTCGACGACGCGCTCGGGATCAACAGCGGCACGGCTCCGTTCACGAGCGGCCGCCACGGGTTCGGGTTCCGGACGAGCGACGTCACGCGTAACGCGTTCGTCGACCACGTTGAGGTATTGCGGCAACTGTAGTTAGACAACACTAAAACGAGTATGCTTCCGGTGCATGACTCGTCCGTACGCTGGTAGAACGCCCGAAGGCGAGGAGCGTCGTCTTGCCGCGCTCCGCGTCGCACTCCGATCCCCGGAAGCTCGCGCCAACGCCGCAGCTGCTGCGCGGCGTCGCTACGAGGATCCGGAGCAGAGACGAATCGCGTCGGAGCAACACGCAGACCAGATGCGCGACCCCGATTTCCGTCGACGTGGAGTCGAGGTGCGGCGTGTGAAGTGGGTAGGCCGCGAGAAGCCGAGCACGTGGCCTGAATACAAGACGTGGGCGCAGATGTGCTCTCGCTGCTCGAACCCGAAGGTCAAACAGTGGAAGGACTACGGCGGACGCGGGATCCGCGTCGCCGCGGAGTGGCGCGGGCGCGGCGGCTTCCTCCGGTTCATCGAGCACATTGGGCGGCGGTCGTCGCCGGAGCTGACCATCGAGCGGATCGACAACGACGGTCACTACGAGCCCGGCAACGTCCGTTGGGCGACGCGGAGCGAGCAGATGAGGAACCGGCGTCCCGACGTCGGGACGCGCTCGTAGCGTCGCCGCGCCGCGGCCTGCTAGTCTCGCGCCGTGGCGGATACGACGACGCTGCAGCGGCGGCCGGGCACGAACAGCCTGCGCGTCGTCCCGACCGGGTGGACGGCACCGGAGGGCACGCACGTCTTCGTGCTCGGCTCCGACGAGCCAGGCTACACGGGCCGCTTCCAGTCGGGCGACTACGTCTCGGTCGACCAGGACGGCGGGTGGGGCGACTCGTTCCACGTGCGCGTGAAGGCGCGGCTGCGCGGGCCGACGACCGTCCCGACCCCGACCGACGACTGGAAGTGGTCGGCGATCGGTCGCATCGGCTCCGAGGTCGCGTGGGCGATCGACCTGAAGCAGCCGCGCCACGTCGACGACCTCATCGACCTCGCGTTCAACGTGACGGGCTACGTGCCCCCGCAGAACTTCAAGGTCTACCTGCAGCTCGTCGGGCCCGGGCCGGGGAACTACGCCGAGGCGGAGATCCCGGCGGTCTACCTCGACGAGTGGACGTTCGACCCGACGGATGGGCTCTTCCTCACGAACCGCTCGCCGCAGCCGGGCGAGACGGGCGTCAACCGCGACCTCGACGTGAACCTCGACGTGTCCGACACCGCGTCCGACATCGACGAGACGAACACGCAGATCTACGTGCAGGGCGTCCTCGCGTACGACGGGGCCGCCGGCGGCGCGCAGCCGGGCTTCGACGTGTCGCCGATCGCGCACCCGGTGCTCGCCGGCGTCTCGCGCTGGCGCATCAAGCGCACGCTGCACGACCTCTACCCGAGCGAGACGGTGGTCGAGGTCCGCGTCGTGTCGCGGAACCTCCTCGGCACGCACGTGCTCGACGAGACGTACAGCTACACGACGGCCGACGAGACGGCGCCCGTCGTGATCCAGGCGCAGTCGCGCGACCACAAGGTCGTGCGCGTCGTCTTCGACGAGCCCGTCGACGACTCGGCGCTCGAGCCGACCAGGTACGTCTTCGAGCGCCGCGAGGGCCCGAGCGTCGCGGTGACCGCGGTGAGCGTGGACCGCGTGACGTCGAGCGTGGTCGACGTGAACCTCGACGTGACGATCACGCGCGCGCTGCTCTACCGGCTCACCGTGACGGGCGTGCTCGACGTGCTCGGGAACGAGATCCTCGAGCCGGGCAGCAGCGTCGACTTCCGCGGCTACGAGTGCGCCTTCCCGGTCGAGCGCGACTTCGAGTTCTGGAAGATGCTCTCGCGCATCGCTCGCGACGAGGACGACGACGACACGCTCTTCCGCACCGCGAGCGTCGTGCAGGAGATCATCGACACGCTGCTCTGCGAGATCGACCGGTGGACCGACATCGTCGACGTGGACGTCGCGGCGGAGCGCTACGTCGACCACATGCTCATCGGGCTCGGGAACCCGTTCGACTTCGACCTCGACCTCGAGGACAAGCGGCGGCTCGTCCGGACGCTCGTGCGCATCTACCAGCGCAAGGGCACGACGCTCGGCATCATCGACGTGGTCCGGTTCTTCCTCGGGCTCGAGGTGACCATCGACGAGTGGAACACGAGCACGGGGTGGATCCTCGGCGACTCGGAGCTCGGCGTCGACACGATCCTCGGGCCGAGCGACCAGCGCGCGCTCTACACGTTCGACGTCGTGAGCGTCGTGACGCTCACCGACGAGCAGCGCGACCGCATCCGCGAGCTGGTCGACTACATGAAGCCCGCGCACACCCACCTCGGCTCGATCATCGAGCCGACGCCGCCCGACGTGATCGACCACGTCGAGCTCGGGCTCTCCGAGCTCGGCGGCGACGAGTTCATGCTGCACTGAGAGGAGCCTCCCCGTGGCGAACAGGCGCGACTACTACTTCCGGCAGAAGGTCACCGAGGCCGAGCTCGACGCGGGCTTCGCGGAACTCGAGAACGCGGACCGCTCGATCATGGCGGACCTCGCGCTGATCGGCGTGGTCTACGGGCTCGCCATCTCGCAGGCGGGCTCGCCGAACCTCACCGTCACGGCGAGCGGCCCCGGCGCCGCGTACGACCAGACGGGGCAGCGGTGCGCCATCCCGAGCACGCAGACGGTGGATTGCTCCGTCGACGAGAACGGGATCACGACCACGGTCACCACGCCCGGGAACTCGCGGAAGCTCTCCGTCTTCATCGAGTTCGACCGCGCGCTGACCGACCCGCGCATCGACGGGAACTCCAACACCGTCTACTTCGTGCGCAGCGAGTCGTTCCAGCTGAACGTCGCGATGGGCGCCGAGGCCGTGTCGCCGACGCTGCCGCCGCTGCGCAGCGACCAGATCCTGCTCGCCGACATCACGCTCGTACAGGGGCAGACGCAGATCCTCACCGCGGACATCTCGACCGCGCGCCGGCAGTGGACGTTCAAGACGACGAGCGGCCTGACCATCGGCGTCGGGACGCCGCTCGAGGCGATCCAGGCGCTCGCGACGTTCGCGGGCACGACGCTCGCGGGGCAGGGCGTGGGCACGTCGGGAGCTCGCTCCATCGGCGTTGAGCTGATCAGCGGCTCGCCCAACTCGACGACGGCGGGAACCCTCGTCAACGTCCTGAACCAGCTCCTCTCGCAGATCAACGCGCACCTCAACGACACCGTCGACGCGCACCTCGCGACGGCGATCGGGTTCGCCGGTAGCGGCGCGTGGGCGGACGGGACGACGAACCCGGCGGCGACCGTCGAGGCTCAGCTCGACAAGATCGTCTCGGACCTCGCCGGGACGAGCGGCGCGGCGCGCATCGGCTCGACCGCGATCGGCGGTGCCGCGCAGGTCCCCGCCGGCACGCCGCGCTCGCAACTGCAGGAGATCTACCGGCGGTCGCGTCTGACGGGGATGCTCTCGCTCCGCAGCGGGAACCTCGAGACGCTCTTCGCGGGCGGCGCGACCAACAACACGACTGGCTTCGCCGAGGGCGCGGCCGGCGGCACGAGCACGAACCGCCTCGTCGCCGTCGACGACGAGACGGCGACGGGCGCGTGCGCGGCGTACAGCGACGACTTCGGGCAGAAGTGGACCGCCTCGTCGGTGAAGCCGACTCAGCGCATCAAGGCCGTCGCGTACGGGTCCTCGAAGTGGTGCGCGGTCGGCGCGACGGACTCGATCTTCACGAGCACCGACGGCGACGCGTGGACGGCGCGCACCTCCGCGGTGGGCGGCGGCACGAACACCGACGTCGCTTTCGGCAACGGGCTCTTCGTCGTCGTGAACGGCACGGCGATCCAGACGAGCGCGGACGGCATCACGTGGGCGACGCGCACGAACCCGAGCGGCGCGTCGCTGCGCGCGGCCTACTACGACGCCGGACCGGCGCTGTGGGTGATCGTCGGCGTCAACACGGTGCTCACGTCGACGAACGGCACCTCGTGGACGGACCGCTCGAGCACCGCGGCGATCACGGCGACGCTCGAGGACGTGACCTACGACCCGGTCAACGCGGTGTGGCTCGCGGCCGCGCAGAGCGGCGGGAAGGTCTTCACCGTCGCCGACCCGACCACGACCGCGTGGACGGACCGCACCGGCGCGGCGAGCTTCGCCGGCGGCGGCACGGCGCGCGTCGCCTACTGCGACGGCGGGACGATCGCCGTGGTGATGAACCAGCAGGTCGGGTTCACGTTCGATGGCGGCGCGACCTGGTTCAAACAGACTCAGCCGTACGTGAGCCAGTCCACGACCGCGTCGTGCATCTTCTACGTGGGCGGGCGCTTCCACGTCGGCGGCACGCGGCTCACGGTCGGCGGCGGGTTCTCGTACGACTCGAGCTTCGCCCCGACGGTCGCCGTCTAGCCGCCATGCCGTCCTGGTTGCTCGCGGTCCTCGCGGTCCTCGGCACGATCCTCGGCGCCGGCGGCATCGGCGTGCAGGTCGTGTCGTGGCTCCGCGAGCGCTCGAAGCACCGGCGCGACATCGAGCTCAAGAAGATCGACGCGGACCTCGCCGCGAAGAAGATCGACGCCGACGCGGAGAAGTCGGAGCGCGAGGACACGGGGCAGTTCCAGAACCGCCTCATGGACCGCGTGATCGCGCTCGAGAAGGAGAAACAGGAGCGCGACGAGCGCGACAAGAAGGCCGCGGAGGACTGCGAGATGCGCGTCTCCGACGCGGAGCGCGCGGCGGCGGACGCGCGGACGGCCGCGCAGGAGGCGACGCAGAAAGCGCAAGACGCGTTCGCCGAGGCGCAGCGGACGAGCGCGGAGATGGAGCAGCTCGAGCGCGACTACGACGTGCTGCTCGCGCACGCGATCGACGTGGAGCAGCAGGCCCGGAAGATGCGCGCGCAGCTCGGCGTGACGACCGTGCCGACGAGCTCGGCGCGACTGATGGAGGTCGCCGCGCGGAGGAAGACGAGCCGCATCCCGCGCGCTGTCGTCTCGGCGGCGCTCAAGAAGCGGTAGACTCGCCGGCATGTCCCTGCGCGTCCCCGACCCGTACAACGGCCCGACCACCTCGGGCGTCGACGTCTCGTTCTACCAGAAGCGGATCGACTGGCCGAAGCTCGCGGCCGCGCACGAGCACGTGCGGTTCGCGATCGCGCGCAGCGGCGACGGGCTCGGGAACGACTCGACCTTCGAGCGGAACTACAAGGGCGCGCGAGACGCGGGGCTCGTCGTCGGCGCCTACGAGTTCGTGCGGCCGCTGCTCGACGTCGACGCGCAGGCGAAGCTCGTCGTCGCGAAGCTGCGCGCGGTCGGGTTCCGCGCCGGCGTCGACCTGCCGCCGACGATCGACGTGGAGCGCGGCGACGACCCGACGCTCGGGCACGAGCGCGTCGTGCACCACCCCGAGCGCGTCGGCGACGAGATGCTGCGGTGGCTCGACGTCGTCGAGGCGGAGCTCGGTGTGCGGCCGATGTGCTACGGCGGCGCGTTCTTCGCCGAGGCGATCCACGACGCGCGCGTCGCAAAGCGCGCGCCGCTCTGGACGCCGATGTACGGCGCGCCGAACGCGAGGATCCCGCGCTCGTGGGCCGACCAGGGACTGCACTGGACGATCTGGCAGTACGACTCGTCTCACGGGATCGACGGCGTCGCCGGCATGATCGACCACGACCTCTTCCGCGGCGACGAGCAGGCGCTCCGCGCCTTCTGCGCCTCGTCGAAGGTGTGACGCGGCTCGACGCGGTCCGGCTGCTCGCGATGGCCCTCGTCCTCGAGGCGCGCAGCGATCAGGGCCCGCCGCCCGACGCGTGCACGGTGTGCGGGCACGTCGAGAAGATGCTGTCGGGCGAGTGTGCGTTCTGCGGCGTGCACGTCTGCCGCGGCGGCGTCCCGAAGCTCGGACCGCCCGACGGGTGCTGCGCATCGCGGAGCTCCACGCTCTAGCGACGGCCGCGCGCGTCGGGCATGCTGGGCGACATGCCGTCCGCGTCGCTCGTCGCTCAGTACTGGTCGTTCGTCGCCGTCGCGTTCGTCGTGTACCTGCTCGGCGAGAGCAGCAAGCGGCTCGCGGTGTGGATCAAGGTGCGACCTGCGACCGTGAAGCCTACGTCGGAGACGCCGCCCGAACCGGACACGCTCGTCGCGCACCTCTACGACGTGAGCCTGCCGATCCAGCCCCTCGTGGTCGGCGCGTTCTTCGGTTTCGTGCCGCTCCCGGTGCCGCAGTGGGTCGGCGCGGACATCTTCGCGCACTGCGGGTGGTTCCTGCTCGCCGGTGCGCTGTGCGGGCAGGTGTACGAGGCCGTCAAGCGCGCGATCTGGAAGGTCGCAGACGTGAAGGCATCGCGCGCGACCAGCGTGCCTCCGCCGCCGGCGCCGGCCGCCCACGGGCACGACGACGAGGACGGCGACGGCGGGAGCCCGGCGCGGTGACGACGCCGCCTCAGCGGCCGTCGTTCCCGACGCCCGCCGCGTCGTGGATGATCGGCGTCGCGCTGCTCGTCGGCGCGCTGCTCGCCGGCGTCGCGCTCGACCGGTGCGCGTGCGGCTCGAAGGAGACCGACGTCATCGTGCCCGCCGACGTCGACGCGGGGCCCGGCGAGCTCGCGATCGCGGCGCGGCTCGACGCGAGCGTGCAGGCGGAGGAGGCGCGGATCCGCCAGCTCGAGGCGGACCACGCGAAGCAGATCGCGGCGTTCGACGAGCAGGAGCGGACGGAGTACGCGGCGCAGAAGGCGCGCGGCCGCGCCGCGCTCGCCGCGTGGCTCAGCGAGCGGAATCGCCGGCTCCTCGACGCGGGCCTCTAGGCCGCGCCGGGGAGCTCTCCTCGCGATGCCCGGTAGCTCAGCGGAAGAGCGGCGCGCCGTTAACGCGACGGTCGGGGGTTCGACTCCCTCCCGGGCAGCCACGATGCTAGAAGTCGAGCGGAGGCTCGACATGCACCTCACCGTCGACGGCTCGATTATCTCGGCGCTCTTCGTCCTCGCGCTCGCCTTGTGGAGCTCGGGGCCCTACGTCGTCGACCTCTTCAAGGGGGCCCGGACCGTGCTCGGCATCGTCGGGCTCGCGATGCTCGCGCTCGCGGTGTTCGTCGTCGTGATGGCGGCGTTCAGGTAGCCTCGCCGGCATGGGCGACAACGTCGAGTGCAGCCTCCTGATCGAGCTCCCCTACGAGCGAGTCTCGCTCCGGCGGTACGCGAACGGCCCGTGCGCGTCGTGCAAGCACGGCTACCACAGCGCGATGACGTTCGTCGCCGACGTCGAGGCGGACTGCGGGAAGCCGACGCCGTCGGTCAGC